TTACGTAAGGACACGCGCTTTTTTTCAATCAAAACCACCATCCGCAACATCCAAATATCCAATCATCCCATGAAAAAAACCATCATCATTCCATCCGCCGCACCTGTGGCGTCCATGAACGAAATCGCCAAGCTGAGTCAGGCCGACCGGTTTAAGCGGTTCGCAGAACGCGCGACCGCATCCGCCCGCGCCTTCATCGAAATGGGCAAGCTCCATCACGCCATCACCGGAAGCCTGAAAAAGAACCAGACGATCTACGGGGAACTGCGCAAGCTCGGAGTCAAAGACTCCACCATCAGCAATGCCAGCTACGCATCCCGCGTCTGGGGCGAACTCATCGCCGCCGGACATCTTACCGAAGTCCAGTTCGACGGCTTCACCTTTCAGGACTGCCTGGCGATCTGCCGGGTAATGGGGAGCCAGTCGAAGAAGCGCCTCGATCCAGAGGAAATTGCCGTGCTGGTTTCCGAAGTTCCAGAAACCTTCGATGATGAACTCCGTTCCGTTTACGAAACCGGAATGACCGTCGGCGAGGTGGAAGCGCAAGCCAAGGCCCAAGCCGACGCCGAGGCCGCTCAGAAAGCCGCCGAGGACAAAGCGGAAGCCGATCGCATTGCGCTGGCAGAGCAGCAAGCACGCGAACAAGAGGCAGAACCCGCACCGGTCGCGGAAAGCGCGAATCCTCCGGTTTCGGAACCCGCACCGGAATCTCATCCCATGACCGGGGTTGAAACACCCGTTGCGCCCGTCGCCCCTCAAAATCCAGCGCCCTCCGCGAACATCATCCCTTTGCCGCAAGCAACCGCCGAATCCGACCCGGACGCCGCGTTGCCGGAACTCCTCTCCGTAGTGGATGAGCTGCTCAATGCAGTCCTTGCCATGAGCCACGATGCCCGCCGGACCGTATTCGAGAAAATCAACGAATGCCAGGGAGCCCTTGCCGATTCCCTGAATGCGGAAGCCGAAATCGCCGCCTAGCTCCATCATTGGGGACCGTCTGCGCAAGTGGACGGTCCCTTATCACTTATTCGCTCCTATGGCCTTCCCCTCCGAATTTCGCCAACTCACGCCGGGGCGCAACCGCCGTCGCATATGTTCCCGATGGCTTCGCCAGATTCTCTCCCGTTTTCCCGTTCCAAAACTTACCAATGACTCCTCTTCTTCTTCCCGTCTCCGTCCTCAAAACCATCTTGACCGGGTTCAATAAAATTCCTTGGAAGCAATCCAAGGTTGCCGCAATGCGCCATGCCTTAGTACGCCGCGCACAGGGAGCCATTACCCTTTCCGTCACGGATTTGGACTGTCACTTGACCTATACGCATCGAAGCGAACCCGAACCGATCACACTGTTGGCCCGCAAACTGGCCGCCATGCGCAACGCTGGAGAAACCTGCTCCTTTCTGGTGCCGATCCCGGGACTGATCGAAGCCGCCCGATCCGCAGATCATGATAGCGCGGTGGAACTCGCCCCGGACAAAATCCGCTTTTTTGTCCAGGAATCGCCCATCGGCGGCAGCTTCGAGGCACCGCGCACAAAGGAATTCCCGGACGCACCGTCCATAACCTGTATCCAGCAAGTCATGGATGCACGCGCACAGCAAGCCATTGCGAACGCCTTCGCCTGTGCCAGCGAAGACCCGACACGGCTCGTCCTTCAAGGTGCGTTTATCGGGCGCGAACCCGCCGATGATCCAGCACACACCGCCAATCATGTCATCGTAGGCACCAACGGGCGAATGCTGGTGCGAACCAACTCCATGCACTTTCCGGCGCTAAATCACTCTTTCATCCTTCCGGCGATTCCACTTCTCCGCTCCCGACCACTTTCCGTCCTACCGTGGAATCTCGGATTCCAGCCTGGGATCGAGCAAAAACCGGGGGAACCCTATCAACCCAAACTCCACCGTCCACCGCTCTTCCTGCTCACCGCAGGTCCGTGGACCCTCGTCGGTGTCGCCATCGCTGGGAACTATCCCAACTATAAGCAGGTCATTCCATTGCAACACCCCTTGCGAGTAACTCTTGCGTCCGGAACCGAAAAATCCTTCGCGGATGCCATCGACCGGCTTCCGCGCGTGGGCCACCAACCCTCCGTCACCTTGGAACTCGCGCAGGGAAAGGAACTGACAGTCCACTCCGCACGAAACTCTGTCACTGCAAAGGGTTCGCGCTGCTCCGGCGGTCTTCGCATCGCCTTCGACCCCGATTTCATCGCCCTTGCGCTTCGCATGGGTTTTAGCGAATTGCACCTCAACGACGCACTCGACCCGGCGGTCTTCACGGCTCCCGGTCGTCAATTTGTCCTGATGCCCATGCGCAGCCAAACGAAGCCTGTAGAGGCCAAACCGTAATCCGTTCCAGCGCCAAGAATCACCGAATTTCAATCCTTACGTAAGGATCACACCCAATGCTTCAAGATAAAGCCCTTCTAGTTTCCCTCTCGCTCTCCATGTTTTCCGGGAGCAAAACTGACAAACGCCTCACCCGCCGGGTCTTGAGAGAGCACAGCGCCGCGCAAGGCTCGCTACGCGTCGCCAAACGGATGCTTCCCGAGGAAGCACTGGAGCCCATCAAAAAACTCCACGGCGAGATCCGCGAACACCATTACAACCACACGGTTCCGTGGGGCGAAAACGAGCGGCTGCTTGCCTCCTCCTATTACATGGAATACGCCGACTGGATGCGCGCACGCAGGTCCGATCTGGACCGCGCCGTCGCCAGCTTCCTCCAGAATTACCCGATCTTCATCGACGAAGCACGCCGCCAACTCAACGGAGCCTTCAATGCGGAGGACTATCCGGGGCCGGATGCCGTCCGCAACCGGTTCGGATTCCGCCTGGAATACAAACCCGTGCCCGAAGCGGGCGACTTTCGCATCTCACTGATGCACGAGGAAATGGAGGCACTCCGGGCCCAACTCGCCGCACGGATCGAGGAAGCCGAACGCGCTGCCCGTTCCGATGTCGCTCGCCGCATCGCCGAACCGCTGGCGGCGATGGTCAACCGGCTCTCGGATCCTGATTCCAAGTTCAAGGATAGCCTCGTCACCAACCTGCGCCAAATCTGCGACCTCATCCCTACGCTCAACATCACGGGAGACAAGGCGCTTGAAGCCACCCGCCAACACATCCACGCAACGCTCTACCACACCGACCCCGGACTTTTGCGCGAAAACCCAACCATCCGCAGTGCCACCGCCAAGAAAGCCCAAGACATCCTCACCTCCATGTCGATTTTTTTTCCAGCGGAAGCCGGATGTTGATCACCCTTACGTAAGGATTTTCCTAACGAGTTGACAGCCGAAGAACACCACACCATGAGCACACCCAATCAAATCCAACGCTTCCTGACCATTGCTCAGCACGGGCGGCACCGGGGGGCATCCAGCGGAGAGAAAACCGCCCATCAAGTCGCGCAGGCGCTTTTCAAACTCGGCGACGATCTCGCGGTGCTCGACAGCGACACCGTGGAAGGGATTTGCGGGATGATCCACTGCCTGGCCGGTCCGTGGCCCACCGACGGCGACAAGGAATTTGTGATGCGAAACATCCGCAGGGCGGCAACCGGACGCGGATAGGACGCATCCTTACGTAAGGATTTTCCTAACGAGTTGACACATACGCAACCAGTCATACCAACCCATGAAACCCCATAAACTCAACGAAGCCCGTTTTCTTGCTGTTCTCCAGCGCATCCTGCCAAAATCCATCCCAGACCCGCACATCGCCAACTCCATCTACGAACAGGTGCTCAACGAAATGAGGCTCTTCAAGAGCCTGGATTCGTTTGAGAAGTTCTGCGAGAAAGGTTCGCTGCCCGATGCCGAACCTGCCACGGTCGAGGAATTCAAGACCCAGCTTGAGGGGAACTTCGGCGCAGGAAATGTCGTCGTGACACCGAACCAAGACGGCGCTTCCGTCGCCGTAGAGATCGCGTTGCCTGATCATATCGTCAACACCGTCGTCAAAGTCGTGGCACCTGGCACCGAAGACGAGCCGGTCGAAGCACCGTTCGTCCCGTTCCCATGCGCGCTCCCCGAAGACCCCGATCTTGTTTGGACGCTGGCTCGGCGCGAGAACATTGGGCCCGACGAAGCCGCACGCGCACTAGCAAATATCCAGGAGGAATTCTGGTCCACAAAGAAAGGTCAGGTTTTGCAGCGCCAGGGCGTTCCGCGAAGTTTCGCTGAATTCGTCGCGAATGTTCCGGCATCCGCACTCGCTGAAAGCGGAATCAAGCGCTTCCATAAAGACCCGGAAACCCTCAAGAGTTTGCAACTCATTCCCAGCGCATAAATCTTCAACGGCCATGCCTGAGAAACCGCTGCGCTGCGTTGCTTGCAGAGCCTACTTCGTCCGAAAAGCACGGCGCGGACCCATCCCAAAGCATTGCTCTGGAGCCTGCCGTCAGCGCGTCTTCTACTACCGGTTCAAGACTCGCACTGGCACCCACCCAAAATCCAAATCCTCATGATCAATCCCCTGCGCGCCTCCGGCCGTTCCACCCGGCTCCTTAGCCACGCCATCGCCCAAGCGGCACAAAAAAAGAAGGTCTATGTCCTCTACGAAAATCCCGAACACGGCAAGATGATGCAACGGCAATGCGCCAAGATGTGCCAGGGAAACATCGCCGGGTCCATCGTTTACAAACCGGATGCCTGGGCCAGCGGTGTGATCGTGTTTGAAACTGAGAAAAACATGGTGATCGACTGGGACAGCATGACGCTTCCCTACAACCACACCGACTGCGTGCTTCTTGTCGATCATTACGCCATCGAATCCAGATTTAAGGCGCTTCTCGCGATGCTCCACCAATTCGATCCCCACACCCTTCCGACGGTTTAATTCGACAGCCAACAAAGCCCCTATGTATCCCAAACAACTTCTTTCCCATCTCATCGCCAGCATCCCTCATGGTCGCAAGACCCTGATCAAGGGTCCGCCCGGATGCGGAAAATCCGACATCGTCGAACAAGCCTGTCACCAGCTCAAAGCCGACCTGCTTATCTCGCATCCAGCCGTATCCGATCCCACCGATTACAAGGGGATGCCAGCCGTCACACACGGAGGCACCGAGGCTCACTTCCTTCCGTTCGGAGACCTCAAGCGACTCATCGACGCCGACCGACCCACCGTCTGTTTTCTTGATGACATCGGCCAGGCACCCCACGGCGTGCAAGCCGCCCTCATGCAGCTCATCCTCGCACGGCGCGTGAACGGATTCAAAATCTCCGAGCACGTCACATTCATCGGCGCAACCAACGATACAAGCCACCGCGCTGGCGTCCACACCATCCTTGAGCCGGTCAAGAGCCGCTGGGATACCATTGTCGAACTCGCTCCGCATCTGGACGACTGGTCCACTTGGGCGCTCGACCACGGCATGCCCGCAGAGATCATCGCCTTCGTCCGGTTCCGTCCCGAATTATTGTGTAAGTTCGAGCCCACACGCGAACTCGTCAACTCGCCCAGCCCCCGCACCATCGCCGCCGTCGGGCGTTGGGTCTCCGACGGCATCACCAATATGGAAGTCCTCGCAGGTGCCGCAGGACAGGCATTTGCCGCCGAATTCGTCGGATTCCTGAAAATCTGGCAATCGCTCCCAAGCATCGACCAAATCCTTTTGGATCCAATGGGAGCCCCCGTGCCTACCAACCCCGCCGCGCTCTACGCCATCACCGCCGCACTGGTGCGCAAGTTCACGCGCGACAATGCACCTCGCGTCTTCACCTACGCCGGACGGCTTCCCAAGGAATTCGAGGTGTGCCTAGTCCGGGACGCCCTGCGCGTCCACAGCGCCGTTGCAGAAACCCGTGAATTCACCGAATGGGCCGTCAAGAATAGCGGCGTGCTCAACTAACCTTCCAGTCATGAAGGTTCTCAAAAACCACCTCTTGGACAAACCCGTTCTAAGAGAACTCTTCTGGTTCATCGTGCTTCCCCATCGCTTGAAGCAGGAGATCGCCAAGGATCTCAAATCCGGCCATCTCGTTCGCAAAAACGGGCGTCTTGTCCTCTGCACGAACCCACCCGCGAAATCATGAGCGCCATTCAATCCGATCGCATCGCCAAGGCCCGCATGGGGATCATCCTCTGCGCTCCTTTCTTCGGCTCGCTGCTCATGCGCTTGCCGATGATCGCGGACCCATCCATCCCCACGTTCCGAACGAACGGAGCGACCATCCGCTATAATGAGACATTTGCAGCCAGTCTCTCTGATTCCGATCTGCGCGGCGTACTGGTTCACGAAGTATGCCACTGCGCCCAAGGGCATCTTTGGCGCGTGGGACAACGAGATATGGAGCGGTGGAACCACGCCACGGATTACCAGATTAACGCGATGCTGGAAACCTACGTGAAGGAGGAACGCGAGGCGCTCAACCAGTCCGCCCCATCCGCTCGCTACGTGGAACCGTGGACCTTACCCAAGGGGGGACTCCATTCCGACCAATACGCGGGGCTCTGCGCCGAGGAAATTTACAATCTGCTTCCCGATGGCGCTCCCAAAGTCGGCAAGGGCGGGCAAGGAGGATCCCCTTCGGGCGATCCGAGTTGTGGCGAGTTTGAATCCCCGGCTACGGCACCCGACGGAACTGCCATTGAAGATGATTGGAAAATAGCCGTCACCCAGGCTGCTACCGTCGCCAAGATGCGCGGAAGCCTTCCCGCCAGCATCGCCCGGATGGTGGGAGAACTGCTGGAACCCAAGGTTCCGTGGCGCGAAGTCTTACGCGAATTCATCCGGGTGCGAATCCGCGATGACTATAACTGGACGCATCCCAACCGCCGCTATTTGCACACCGGCTGTGTGCTTCCAGGTTTGCACAGCGAACGCATGGGGCGGCTCGCAATCGCCATCGACACTTCCTGCTCCATTACTGAGCACCACCTCGCGGAATTCGCTTCCGAAGTCCAGTCCGCGCTAGATGAGTGTGAACCCGAGGCAATCGAAGTGATTTACTGCGACGCGCGGGTCAATGGCACCGATGCCTTCGTGCCCGGCGATGCCGTCAAGCTCCGCAATCTCGGGGGAGGGGGCACCGACTTCCGTCCCGTGTTCGAGCATATCGCCCTCGCCGAAGACCTTCCCGTCGCCCTCATCTATCTTACCGATGGAGACGGCGCGTTCCCATGCGAGGCACCAGAATACCCGGTCCTATGGGCCACCATCCAACCCAATCAATATCCCTTCGGCGAAGTCGTCGCCGTGAAATAATTTGAACTATGAATGAAATTCCATCCCTCGCCATCGCCGTACTCGAACGCGGGTTCGTCTATGTCGGAAACATTACGTTGACCGAAGACTTCTTGATCATCCGAAACGCCAAAAATGTCCACAAATGGGGCACGACGCGGGGATTGGGAGAACTCGCATCCAACGGACCGCTTCCCAACACCAAGCTCAATCCGAGCCCGGACATATTCGTTCCAGTGCGCGCATTGATCCACCTGATTGCGTGTGTTCCGGCAAAATGGCAACTCAATGATTAAACCCCCGCGCCCCCTTGGAGGATTCATTGCCCGGCTCGAATCCTCCACGAGATCATATCTCGCTTCGCTCGTATGTGCCACCCTATCCAACCGATGGCTGGCGACTTGTTACAGCAGGTTAAGCGGCGACGGCGACGGCTACGGCGACGGCTACGGCGACGGCTACGGCTACGGCGACGGCTACGGCGACGGCTACGGCGACGGCGACGGCCACGGCGACGGCTACGGCCACGGCTACGGCGACGGCGACGGCGACGGCTACGGCGACGGCTACGGCTACGGCTACGGCTACGGCGACGGCTACGGCTACGGCGACGGCTACGGCGACGGCGACGGCGACGGCCACGGCTACGGCGACGGATTACCAGATCAAATAAAATAGCCGAAAAAAATCGGAAAAAATGCTGCGCATTTTCAGTATGAAAGAAAAACTCATCGAAGTCGGAAAACACGCTGCCATCTCGCTCTTCGGTCCCTATGGGCATGGCAATCTGACCATCACAAGCGGAAACATCAGCGTCATGGTGGATCAAGTCTATAATTACGCGAACGAACGCCACGGCATCGAGGCTTCCGTGACCCACTCGTTTCTCGTCACTGAAACGCGCACGGAAAAACGGCGAGACAGGTCCGAAGGGTAATGCAATCTATCATACCGAATCCCGATTGGCTCCTCCGATACGCGGAGCTTGCATGCAAGACACTGTCCCTCGATGGACATAAGGTGAAAGGGCGAAATCATGAAGATCGAGAGAAATGCGATTTTCTAAATCCATTTCATCTGCTTCTTCCGCCGATTTGGATGCGCTACAGAACAGGTACCGACGGACTTTTTAGCAACGAACGCTATTTTCTCGCGGGCCATTTCGACTATCTCACGCGCCAACTGCGCGGCGTGGGATTCGATCTTCCCACTCAAACCATCTTGAGTCCGAAATGCTTTAAGGTTTCCAAAGTTCACTTCCTGCTCACAGGCGAGTTACTGCCCTCAGAAGTTTTTTATGCGCACCTCAAACATGCCATCATCGCGCTAAAGCGGCGACGGGCCCGAGAGGCATCCCTGCTTCGCATTTCCTTCCAATCCTAGCCATGCGCTTTTCCAGATTCCCCAGGCATACCGTGCGAGAGAACACACCGCGACGGGTTGCCGCTGCCAAAAGAGCGGTCCAAACCGAACGCGATAAGTTTTCACTCTTTCCAGAACTCTGCACCCACAAGAACGCGGAGGAACGGCTCATCGCCATTGAAGTCAACGGGGCGCAATGGTGGCAGGAATTTCGCGATCTCAGAGCCAAGAACTGGCATTCGGCAAGGGCCAACCTTCGTGCCATTCGGCCAAGCCTTGCAGAGGGAATCAAGCGTTACTGGCAAACCTGCCGGTGGCCCGGAGATCCAACCTATCTTCTGGGGTTGATTCACGACTGCACCATCAAACGCAAATGCCCGTGGCGCATGCTTCGCCTCCTGCGCATGTTCCGCTGCTACGGGCCGCGCATCGCCACCGACGAGAAAGTCCGCGCCATCGTCCATTCCCTGCGTCCCTGAATCTCAGACAGCAAAAGGGGAAACCAAGAACCCGTAGAAAACCATTTATCCTAAATTCGGCAGTTGGCGCTTTTTACAGAGAAAACCGCCACCGCTGCGGGTGAGGGATTTCAACTGCGGCGCAGATGCCGTTTTCCTCTGTAAATTGACACATTCTGGCCATTTCAACTGCCGGATTTAGGTTTATGAAAGAAATTGTAAGAACCGAATCAGAAATCAGCGCATTGGAAATCAAGATCATGCACATCCAAAATTCCATTGGAACCAAATGGTCAGGAATGACCTATGAGGACGGACTCAGAGACATGCTAGATTGGCTCACCGACGAGGATGCAGATGAACCCCTTGAAGAATAATGAGCAGCCAATACATTGCGTGGAGCACTCGTTCCCGGAACAACGGTGTCATTGTTCGCTGGTCGCGGTGGCATCGAGCAAAAACGCTCAAACGCGGAGATCTTACACTTTGCGGAAAAACTTTACCGTTTGAAAAGTGGATCACTTCCACGGAAAGAGATCGACCGCGTGATTGGCGCATTCAAGGCGGAGAATGCGCTGAATGTAGGCGCATCGCAAAGGCAGAAGGGAGTTCCAAATGAGCGAAACCACAGAAACCATCGAGTGTGGCCAATGCGGTTGCGAAGTGGACCTAGAAGAGTCTTACAGCGCCAAAGTGGGCGAAAAAGGAAATTGGCAAGACGTGTGTCAGGACTGCTACCGCGAAATCGTCGAGACATGCCAACTCTGCGGAGAAGAGGATGTCATGCCATCCGACGTAAGCGAATTCATCCTGATCAAAGCCGAGTTCAGTCGAACGGCAAGCCGTCCGCCGGGCATCTATCGTGTCCTTAACTATCCCTTCATGAGCTGCGGCATGCTGGGAGGAGGACACCTCTGCTCTTACGATATACTATTTATCGACAAACTCCCAAAATTCGACGAGCACTACGAAATCAGCGGGCATATCTGTAAAAAATGCTCTCATCCTTACGCTGAAACCCAGCGAAAAGTTTACGGACACCGCTCGCTCAAAAAACTGAGGGAATGGGATAAAAAGGGCTGGGAACTTCAACGCGCTCACACCCGAGCCACTATCCTGGCGAATCCCGACATGCTTCGGGATTTGGAGTGCGATCCCACCGATGAAGACGCCGCAGGACATCACATCAGCTATGCCAACGCCAGAGATTGGCATGATCTGAAGGAGTTGTATGATCTGCCTGACGGGCTCCCAACCTATCATGAATGGGTGTTTGTCGAACACAAAGGAGTGAAGGTCTATTACGCAGGCTACAAGAGCGCCTCCAGTTGGATGACGCTTCATCCCGAACCGCGCTTCCGCACTAATGGACATGGACTCGGCGCGTTCGCTTGCAGTGATTTGCCCACTTACGCCCGACATCATCTAGGTCGTGAATACGACTATTACGGAGCGCGCGAACTCGCAGCAAAACCCGCAGTGATCGATGCAATCAATCTAGGTGCAATCACTCAGGAGGGCATTTCGCCAAGCGATTCACCGATTTGGAATTTACTATCTCATGAAACGCTCGCTTGAAATCGCACGCTACCTGATTGAGCGCATGGAATCGGAGGTCGAATGCCATAAGCATTCTGCAAAGTTGTCTGATTTCTCCGCGTTCCCAGGACTATCCATCGCCGTCGAGGCACTCTTGGAAGCTCAAGCGGAATGGCCTCCAGATGAGGAAAGCCAACGGCGTTCCCTCCATGCCAGATATGGCGCGGCTTTCGACTTCGAGTTCAGACTGCGAACCAAACCCAAAAGATAATTCCCCTATGAAAAATCGCCTCCAATTCGCAACCGAGGCTGCCGGACGAGCAACTCACGCCGCCGGTCGCTTCATTGTCCGCAACCGTGTGCCCATTGCCAACGGACTCCTGTTCCTCTCAGGGTTCATCCGCACCCTCGAGCCATCCGCCACAAGAGCGATCCAGCTCATCGAACTTGCCTCGTCCATCACCGAACCCGTCGCTAAACCACGGCGCAACAAAAAACGTCTATGAACCGCCGAATCCGCCACGCCCTGACCACTTTTCAGATCGAACCCGAGACCGAAGATACACGACCGCCGATTGATCTCACCAAGATCGCGCACGACCTTTGGGGAGCCTACGCTGGGCAACCCGTCGTGTTGCCATCTGCTATCGAAAGATACCTTCAAGGCATCGACTTCCGCACCTTGAGCGTGCTTGAAATCGACAATATCGAATATGCGATTGAACGCCACTACGGCATCGGATCAGAGTATGTCGTGACGCTTTGGCCCAACGGGAAAGCCTATCTCGACCATGCGCGCCACCCAGTTTCGGAAGAAGTCGCCCGAGCGCTCAGCGCCCTTGACGAACCCACAGCACGGGGAATTACCGTGGCTATGAGTCGGTTCACAAACAAGCAACGGTCTCATTAAAGAATAATATGATCAGCACGGTTCAGATTGATTGGAGGGAATGGCGCGACTGGAGCAAGTCTCCAGATGGTGTAATTGCAAAGCTCAATAATCTCCTCAGATCGCACGGAGTCAGAATCGAAAAACTGAGTGATGATTCCTGCGACTTTCTTGATCTAGGAGCTTTTTCCTTTGGAATTTCACGGCAACCTCCACGGCTTGAAAATGAAATCCAATCTGGTGCATCCTTACATAAGGAGACTAGCCCTCATTCAAGTCCAGACTCCGTTGCTGTCCCACCGGGGTCATGTCAGGGGTAGGAACCAGGCCGAGTTGCATCGCGCGAACTAGCGCCATGCATTCGCAGTCGCGCAAATGGTCCTCCTTGCGCAATTGCTTCCATACATACTTCACGCGGCCCGTGCGGAAGCTCTTCTCCGTGGTCTTGATGGCCGAGTTCAAGTGGCGCTGATACTCTGGAGGAACATCGGAATGGATGTGGAATACCGTGGGCTCACTGTAGCGCAGGATCGCCAGCAAATCATAGAACTTCTCGTTCGACCAATAGACAAACATCGCCCGAGGCGTCCCATCTGCCGCGAAGGCCGTGCCGAGATGCGGATCCCGGTAATGTACCGACGAATAGTCTTTGATCACCCGTTGACCTGTCTCCAAAACATGGAAGAAGCCGTTTTTGTTGGAGCCCCATAATCCGCGCCAGTCGTGTGCCACAATCCATTTGCATGCCTGATTGGTGAAATGGGCGATGTCGAGCACCACGTTTTTTGACTCTACGCCATATTCCTTCTGAATCGCAGCGAGTTCTTCCACGCCGCCTTCGACCTTACCGGCAAAGAGAAGCCAGCTCTCGCCGGTCCCCGAGGCGACTGGCGGCGCAAAGCTGCGCACCACGACCCAGAAGTGATCGTGCTGCAAGTCCACCGCCATGATCGTGGTGCGATCGGTCGGCAAATCCTCCTGACCATAGCCCTCCTTGAAAATCGGATTGTCGTCCACCGCCTTCTCGTCATCCCATGTTTCGGCCAGGGTGGAATTGATGAAGGCGTGGCGTTTGGTGATCGAACCCTTGGTTTGCAGCCATTTCACCGCGATGGCAGAGAACGTGCATTCGGGTCCAAGCAATGAATAGATAGAGTTGAGATGGTAGCTCCTGCGGCACGGTTCCGCGTTGAAATTGGTCGGTATCCACACTCCAGCGCGCAGCATTGGCGGCTTCTGTTCATCGTGGATTTCCCCTCCGCAACGCTGGCATTTGTAAAAGGCGTTGCGGCGGACCTTCGACATATCCCACTCCCCATCGGTCTTCGATTCATCCTCTTTTTCGCGCCACCATCGCACACCGCAGTCGCCGTGCTCTTCGGAATGAGTGGAAAATTTGAAGGTGATCCACGTTGCCACATTGGCTTTTTGCGCCTCAGACAGTTCGTGGTAGCTTAATCCCGCTACGCTATCATCTGGCGTTGAGCAGTGGGGACACGGCATATTCCAATAACGCTGGTCTCCCAGTTTGAATTCGCCCCAAATCTGTCCATGAACGGTGGTGGGCGTACTCGTCTTGACGCGGAATGGAAATGGAAAGGTCTTGGTGCGCTCCTCGGCGTTCTGTAGCGCGCCCGCCTCTCGATCGGTATCCAACTTGAACTTGTCCGTCTCGTCCATGTTCAGGAGCCCTGCGGGGCGACTCGCCAACTCCGAGGCGGAATTCGACCCGACAAAATTGAGTGTCACCTTGTCGTAATGCTGCTCGGTGAACCCGAACATGTGCCGATTCTCCGGTTTTTGCGCGGCCAGCGGGGGACAATCGTCAACCATCGGAATCCAGCGCGTCTTGCTAAACGACTGCGCCATATCCTTTGTCGCCATCACCCATAGCGTTGGAACGGGGTCATTGCATATCCGATAAGCAGTTCCCCCCATCACAATCGTTGTTTTGGCTGTCTGCGTCCCGAAACAGCAGGTCATATCCGTGACCGACTTGTCGGCATAGCACTGCACAGGTTCCCGGGCGTAGGGTATCAATGAGAAACTCATCTTCCCAGGCACCGCCGAAGCCCGTTCCGATAGGTAGATGTTGGCTTCCATCCACTGCCAGACAAGGAGTTTAGGAACGGGGCGCATGATCTCCGTGAAGAACTCCCGGAGTTTCACCAACCAATTCGGATTCATTTGCAAATACCCACGCTTTCAAGCCCCTCCTGATTCTCCGCGATCGCGTCCTCAATCTCCCGCGTCAATACCTCCTCGGCGTGGACGGCGTCCGATGGACTCACAAGCCGGGCGGCTCGTCGCGGGAGTGAGCGAAGCCGAGTCAAGAGTGGCTGCATGATGCGCTTGAAGAAATCCTTTGCCTCTTCCATAGGCACCAGCGATTTTTCCCGCTCTTTCAAGTCGAGTACGGCCGTCTCACACGCCATTCTCCCGGACTGCGCCTTTGAAAATGCCGCGATGCGCACTGCAATAATATCGTCCTCCTTGAGGGCTTGTGCCTGAGTGACTAGGCGGTATGCCTCTTCTTCGACGTGGATGGCCGCCTGGCGCGAAGATTCCAAGAGCGATAAATCGCCCGAGTCCGATACTTGGAGGTCTTTTGTTTCTGGTAGCTCTGCCGCCGCCACATCTTCGCTGGGTGAGGAATTTGACGGAGGTAGAACGTCCTGCTCCGGTGTATCCTTACGTAAGGATGCGCCCTTGGAACGGTATCCGACGCCATATTTCGAGTTTTTTAGCCTCCACGCATCCGCCGCCTCTAGGCTGTCGGTGGGGCACCCGAGTTTGATACGCGACGACACATAAGCCCGGGAGCATTCCCAATGCCGCGCAATATCTGCCGGTCTCAACTTTCCCTCGCTCATTTTCAGGTTACGGCCAATGACAAAATATGGTCAGCCGATAACCAACCCACCCCATGTCAACTAAGTTCCAGTCAACCTGCTCATAGAAAAACTCCCCACCCTCTATAGGGAATACC